ATATATTCAGGAGTATGTAAATTTTCTATTGTGAATCTACTCTGTGTCGGATCAAAATTGATAAGAGGTTTATTGGCTCCTAAATATATTTGATCCATATATTTTTCCATTTCATAATTCTTGTTTGTCGTTTGACCTGTGCTAGCATATCCGTTCATTATACGGACACTATCAGGTTTCGCCCCTGTTCCGTATGATGTTCCATTTTGACCTGTTTGACCATTCGTGATAAGCATACAAGGACAACCATAGGCATTAAAATGATGATCCCATCCAGCCAATCTCTCGTGAAAAACAATCGGAAAAGCACCTGAAATAGGGTCAGTCGTATATCCGTTTAAAAATGAATTTGCTCCATCCGTAGTTGGTGGGTCATCAAAAGCACCCTTATAAAAATGTTGGGGGACAAGTGAATCTGAAGCAGGAAGGGTTAAAGTTGGAGTGAATGCTATCATCCATTTTGACGTCTGATCAGACCATCTTTTAAGAGCGAAACCATATGCTAATGAATTCAGATTATTTCCTGCTCCGTAATTAACTTCTTCGGGAAAATCTGTTGGACTTGGAGTAACATCTAATTCATCAATAAACGGAGAATTTGGATCATATGATACAAAGAAAGGAGCAGAGTTGGACTGAAATTTATTCACCGTGAATGTTGGCGTTGTCCATCCATATGCTCCGTCAATATTTTCATAATTATCTGAACCGAACCTAGCAGGAAACATAGGAGGTCCTGTTATTCCATTTGCTAATACTGGATTGAGAGGATCTGCTGGAGCAGGATCCCAGACTTGATAAACATTCATATGAATAAATCTGGAATTTTCTAATGACTGATAATTCATTTTTGTAGTATCGGCTTTATCCGTAGTAGTTTCACCTGACCAGTATTCATAATCAAATAATTCAGGATAACTTTCTTCTGCTATAAATAGATTTCTAAGATTGTCTAAATTTTCCTGAGTCCATTCTAATGAAGTAATTATTTCATCAGTTTTGGAATTCGCGCGAACAAGAAGATCATTCTGAACATAAGGAGGTTGTCCGACAGGAATGCTCGTATTAAGTTTAGTTGCGACACCTCTTCCCCCTACTGAGAAACCCATAGATCCATTTAGAATACGACCTAAATTATATAAGTCAGGACGTTTCACACCGATATTCTGAAAAGAATTATAATAACTATACGATAACTGAGTATCTTTATTAGTAGAAAAATCTGTGTATCCTGAATCTCTAAACCCTGAACCTGCTTTGGCACAATTATATGCTTTATAACTTGGAGTTTCAGTGGTCGCCGTAATATTTGTCTCAACTCCTTTCTCTAATTCCCATCCGATTGGTCTGGCTGTTTTATCATAAGGAGTTCTTTGATTTAACTGAGTTGTTAATTGTTCAGCAATATTACTGGGTGAATTAAATCCCTTGCTGACCTCTAAATTAATATGATATTTAACTTGTGAAAAGGTTCTTGATGTAGCGAGATCTCTGATGGTCGGTAAAGTAATTTCAGACGTAACCCCTCCAGCAGTTCTAAGAGTATCTGAAGTGAATATCACATAGCGAGAATTATCAGTTCTATTTTTAACATTATATGCTGTATGTCCATCCGTGTAACCTGCTTTTCCTGGTTCTATCATCGGACGTGAATCATTTCTGTTAAATGAATAAGGATGAATGTTATTAAAAAAAACATTTCCCTTCGCGAATGTATCAAAAACATTCCAAGAATTAGCACATTCATCATCCGGTTTTGTTTCAGACTTACCTGTATTAATAAATCTACGTGGAAGCATGGAACAATATTCTCCGTTCGCCGTCTTATAAGGACTAACTAACATGTTAATAGAATAATCATTTAACTTATATAAGATATCTTTATTTACTACCTTTTCACTATTAAAATCCCTGTATAACTCCTGAGCATTCCCTAAATTAAGTGATGCCGTAGTGTTTGGTGCTTGGCTCGCCGTGCCTACCTTAATACTTTCCGTGGTGGTTTGGGTGAATGAATTTGTTTCTCCGTTATTAAATTCTTTTCCCTCTATCTCAATCGTAGCATCCTGAGCTCCTTGTTCTGAAATATAAGCGGATTTCATCTGAATAGTATCTCCGATATCTAACTGAATACCTGATCCGCACTGATTGACCCAATGAGCATTTTGATCTATATTTGACGTTAGATCATCTATGAATGCTTGTTGGCGATTCGCCTCAACGACTATGATATTTTCATATCCTTCACTCATTTATTATATGAGATTTATAAAAAAATAATTAACTAAATAAGAAATTATGCGAAATAGCAAGACAGATATCCATCCTCAAACTGAGCCATCTTAACGAGTTCCAACCATGCGATTAACTCATATGATGTGCCAGCAGGAAGAGTAACAATTTTCTGATATAGTTCTATTCCCCTACTATTAACCCTTTCATTCTTGTTCAGGCGAATTGCCTGCCAGAAGAACCTTCCTGAGAGTTCGGCGGACTGAGCATGTCCTTCTGTGCTGACAAATCCGGTAGTAGAGACTTCGTTAGAATACATTTGGCGACTAACAAAAGGAACTTTACCTTCGGCTGAAACAACATTATGAAAATGACGTGCCATGTTATCAACGTCAATCGGATAAACATAAGTATCATTATATTTGAGATTTGTAGTGACCGAACCAGCCGAAGAGGTGTCTTGATTGTCTTGGTTATAAGTAACGCTTGCTGGAATGGCGTTATATCTGTTAAGGAGTCCATCGGATGAATTAGATTTATCGCGAACACAGAAAATCGCTTTATTAACGATGCGACCTGCCCCACCTAAATTCTGAATAAAGTTTTGACCGCCATTTGCTCCGTCTCGTGCCATAGTGCGTTTCATAGAGCGATAGTCCATGTAACTAAAAGACATCGTGGAATTGGCTCTCTGATATGCCATCATCATTTCTTGCGGATAATACAGATAATCTGCGATAACTTTTGTTTGGGTCCGAGTAATATCACATTCGGAGGCAGGTCCGGCAGAGACACCTTGCTCAACACAGAGACGGCGACTAGTCGCTGCCCCAGTTGCTTGCGGAGTAAATTGTAATTCCAGAGACACTTGTTCCTTCATCATAAAAAGAGGAAGTTGGTTCGTCTTAAGGAACGGAAAGAGTTCATCTAAACTCATCTGAAATACTGGTGCGTTTCTTAACTGCTGATGGGGATAAAGAGTTAGATCATAATCGGCGGTGCCGGTTACGCCATTCGTCGTGAAACCAGCATAACCATCATATTCCCGACCAATACTTTGTTTCACAAAAGAAGCCGAAGTGTTAGACATATTCTTAGAAGATGCTGGAGTAGTCGGATTCAGATAGTCGTAGTCCATAGCGATACAGCGACCCTTCGTCCATTGCTCACGCTCAACGTCGGCTTCCGACGACATAAAGATAGACTGATATGCCATAAACTGAGAAAAGTCATCTACTTCACAAATAGTTTTAGTCCCTGCTTTAAGAGTTGCTCGCTCAATAAGAGAATAAACTCCTACGCCCATGGGGAAGAAAGAATCAACTCCGGGATCATCAACACCGATGGCGATCTTAGAATTAGAATTTAAAATACCTTTATTCTGAAAAACAAAACGACAGAAATCTTGACTAAAAACAACAGGTTCTAAAACACTTGTTTCTACCTCAATCGCTGTATTACTCGGAATAGATCCAATCTTAATTAGATCAGGAATAGACCCAGTCGCCGAAGGAGGGGCGAGTGCCTGCTGAGTTTCCTGAACATCTTGTGGCGACGCCTGTGAAGTTGGCTGTTGGTAACTACTGCTCATTATTTATAATGAATAGTTTATAAAAAATAAAAAAATGATATTTTAAAAATTTTTAATGAATGATCTGAATTCCGGAAGGAGTAGTGAGAAGAGTGTTCTTAGAATGGACGAATACGAATATCGCTTGGGGATTCACAGTGGAAAGATCCATGTTTAGATTAAGACCCCAGTTAGTCGTGCTGAAATCTACGCCTTCATTAGAAATTGTATCATAATTAATTCCAATTCCCCATGCGTCACCTCCCTCTATAACTTTCTTAGCAAGATTGTAATCGGTTCCGCTTTCGGCTATCTGGTAATTCTGAGGGCTGACCTGAGTTCTTAGATTTTTACTGAACTGAAGAACAGCATTCATATAATTACGGATCAATTGTGAATCACCTGTGCTCTGGTCATTTCCGTTATAGGGTCTATCCCTATGAATAGTATCAATATTATATTCCAGTGGGAAGCGAGTTCCTGCCTTAGTGAAAATACACTGATTCACCCTCGCAGCAGTTTTACCGCTATCCGAGTTAGTGAAAGGAAGAGTTGCCATGCCATCAAAACTCAGATTATTAATGTGTGAAGCAGGAAGGACATTACAGAATACACCAAGGACTTTACTCATACCAAGATTAAAATTCAGAATACCATTTGCCGAGTTAATAACCGAATAATAACTGGAAATAGAATTAAAATTAAACGTGTGATTTGGGGATGCCTGAAGAGCCGAAAGATCCTGAGCCGTCGGAATAATCGCTTCGGCAACTAACTTAACATCCGATAATTCATAGAATGCTTCCGTTAAATCTGTAGTCGTAGAAGCGTTGGGGTTGTAAAATACATTATCATCAGGAGCCAACTGGATCTCAACATTTAGTCCGCCGACACCATGCTGACCGGAAAGCGGAATTGGATCTGAACCTAAAAATAGACCACACGGAAGAGGAATACAGAAGTCATTACCAAGGTTCTTCGTAAGAGAATTATCAACAACCGAACGTTTAATTAAATCATAGTTGGGGTTAATAAGAGCTTCCATGCCGAGGTGAGTAAGCGAGTCATCCTGAGACGTGGTAACAGGAATATACGAACTCATCATACGATTGTAATGTCTAATGCTTTCTATGGATTGGGCAGTTCTCTGGGAACTAATATTTAGTTGGTCAATCACAGAATAAACTCCAAGTTTCTGAGAAATATTCATATTCGTATTACTTGCCGAAAAGGTCGTGCTTGTCTTCTTACATCTTAACTTGCCTGTGAGACGAACACTCTGACCAATTAACATTCTGTCCTGTTCCCCAATAATGAATTGGATGGTCGGCTGACCATTGCGGTAGGAAAGAGTTCCATCTGAAGTAATATTGCTCGGCACGATTTCTAGATTAACTCTGCTCATTATTTATAATGAATAGTTTATAAAAATTTAATTAATGAATAATTAAAAAAATTAGACCTCTAATGCGATGCTATCCCCCGAGATCACAATTCGGCGAATGTGAGAACAGAAACAATTCCACAACTTAGGGAGAGAAGCCGAAGTATTCGGAGAAACCGAAGCCGAATATTCTAACTGAAGAGAGAAATCTTTGCCTCTTGTATCATAAACGCCAGACTGAAGAGAAAGTGCTCGCCCCAGACAGAAATTAGAATTATGCTTCTTAAATGAGAAAGGAGTAATTCCGCCCATCACAAGAGCCTTCTCCAACTCAATCAGATGCTGTTGCGAAATTCCAGTAAGAGCCGATGACTTAGATACATCTACTCGCCGACTCGGATTTAAGCGACCATCGTAGAACATCTGATAATTCTGAAGACTATCAACTACTCCGACAAGTCCGGGTCGCTGGGAGCGAGATGCCCCTACTACCGAAACAACATTCTGCTGAAAGGAAGTTACAGCAGTATCTTCACATGCGAGAACATTAGAGGCAGATCGGATAGTAGCATCAATCGGAATCATTAGAAGAGATTTAGCACGACTATTATTAAGGGGAAGGCGAATATTAGCGACAAGTTCCGTCGCCGGCTGAGAATACTTGTAATTCGTGTAAGACAAGAAATCATAGTTTAGGACACCTCCCTCCTTCATATTGGACATTAATTTACGAGTATATCCAGCAGGCATTTCTACCTTCTGTAATATCATCTCAACATCGGATACTTCATAAGTAGGGTTGTATCCAATTCCAGCCGAATATTGTGGCGAATAGGAATAAAGAATAGATTTCCCTGCTGTAATCTTCCGAGCTGAACCACCACCCTCCGTATCAGTAGGAGTGAAATATCCAGATAAAGTGACTTTAACATATCCGTTAAGAGAATTAGAACCGCCACCACCTGCTTCACCCGGACCGATAAAAGTTAGACCAGTAATATGAGGGCGAGCCGTGGAAGTGAATACTTCACGTGCTTCTGCCATATCATAGAAACCGATCTTTTCGCCGATTACCAGCGGAAAATTAGTTAGATCTTGGTCGGCACCGATATTCTGATTTTTAGCGATAAAGAATTCATTCAGAGCAGCAGTAGGCGAGTCAGGAGCACCATCAGAACCATTCGTGGAATGAAATACAGGGTTGGTGAAACTTTCACATCCTAAACTTACCTGAGATAACTGGCGGAATACCATATTAGCATCTTCCAGAACAATTTCTATCCGAAGACCTTCCGTCATCATAATTGGGAAAACTCGGTCATTTGAGAAAATTCCTGTGTTTAGCGGAAGAAGACACTTAACCTTCTGCTGATCGGTATTCGTGTAAGAAGCCGAAAGCGGATGCTGGTCAGTAGGTTTTTTCCAGTAAGGATTCGTATTTAGATTATTAGTCTGACCTTTCAGCCCACCATGCGTGGAGCGACAACGAGGATCATATGAAGTTACTCCCTCAGTCAAAGCACGTTTCTTAATGATACTATCATTACTTTCATAATCGTATTTAAGGGCGGTGAGAACATTATAGTTCTGAATTTCTTCTAGAAGAACGTTACCAGCACCTCCGCTATGAATGAAAATATCACGAATTAACACTTGTCCACCTGTCTCAGCATCTAACTGAATACGAGTTTGTCCGCCGTCAGTCAGTCCCTGCCAGATGGCAGGAAGAGAGACCTTTACATCAAATTTGAGATAAGATTCTTTCGGCTGGAAATAATCTAAACCAGCAGTCGCTGGGATATCAATCTGAATTTTCTGACCGGCTCCGTAGTTAAGACCATTCGTAGAGGGGACAGCAATTTTAGTTTGAGATATGGGAATTTTATCATCGGCAGACCAGAACGACTCAACAGGCATATTTATAGTATGACTAAACAAAAAATAATAAAGGGTGAAAAAGTTAAAAAGCGGATGAACTCGCAATCTGTCTAACTGGATCTGATTGAGCCGAAGCGACCATCCCCATGTCAGCCCAACCTTGCGAACTTGCTAAGGGTGCTTGGTTTTTCTTTCCTGGTGCTTTGAGACCTTTCGCAGTCTCAGCATCATCATCAACCTTGCCGACACTATCTAAAATTCCGCCAGCAATATTTGTCACAAGTGCTAAGGGAGCAAGGAAGGGCAATGCGGTCGCTGCGAAATCTAAACCAGCACCTGCCATTTGAGTGATCTCTCCTGCCTTAGAGACACCAGACATCCCAGGATCAAAGAAATTTTTACCTTTTGATCTAATTAATGAATCTACTCCCTCAACCCCATCAATAATAGCACCAGCATTTCCTACTGACTTCCCTATTAAATCGGCAGTCGCACTATCAGTAGATCCAGCCAGAGCACCAAGAACTTTACCGGTCATAGAAGGTTCATCTCCCTTGGAAACTCCCGAAGCGACAGCATCTACAGAAAGATTTTTTGTCCCTGCTCCGTCTGAAGTAGCACCAGATATCCCTAATTTTTCAGTCGGAAGACTTGGATTTTTACCTGCGACATCATCTACAGCAAATGATGCTCTTGGATCGGACTGCCCCGGACCGAGTTCTGCCTCAGGTTCAGGTTCAGGACCGACAATATCATCCAGAGTAGATGTTGTTCCTGAAGAAACTTTATCTGATACTTTACCAAACGATTGTAATTTAGCGAGTCTTCCTGATGTATCTGAAGGAGCATCAAAAGTGAATGTCCCCCTTAGATCACTTCCTCCCACTGAACCATCTGTGAAAGTATCTGAGGCAGGTTCTCCTTCGGCTATCGGAGCACCTTTTCCTTTCAGAAATTGCTGAGGGTTAGATCCACCAGTTAAATTATCCTGAGCCATATTAGACCATCCACTGAGGGCTGAACCATCAGAAGAATATGCTGATGCTTTTTTTCGGAAACTATTCAGATTGCGAAGACCTGATATCACGGCAACACTATCAGTTCCTCCAAGCATATAGTCATCCATCTCACGCTTACTTTTTTCAGTCTTAATCGCAAGATTATAATCTCCCATGTTTTTTGTATTTTGATTTGCTATCCTATCATTCTCATTACCGATATTAGATAGCATTTGGTTACCCATCCCAACATCAGCAGATAGACCATATAAACTCATTTTATAATGAATAGGTTATTTTATTTAGTTTCATCTGAATTTAATTTATCATCCATTCCTGAAACATCTGAACCTAAAACTTCTACCTTTTTAGCACCTCCGACTGCGATAACTTTCTCAAAATTATGATATGCCACCGGCGGATTCGCCTGAAAGTCCATGTGAAGGAAATCATAGCGATTTGGTGTCGCGGAGTGATAGATCTTTAACCATGAGTCTGCTCCGCCGAAATTGTCTCCGTATTCTTCGGCAAGTTTCATTAATTCCTTCTGGTTAGGGAATGGACTTCCAACTATCACATTCGTAGCATTTTGACGAATGATAGGCGAGCACGATCTAAAATTCTGAGAACTGATAATTAACAACTTAATATTAAAATGTCTGAAACGAGATGCTAAATGATTAATCTTTGCTTCACGGCGAATAGATCCGAGGCAGTCATCTAAAATTACTGCTATTTCAGGTTGGTCTTCTTTTTCATATGATTTTTGTTTATCTACTATTCCATCAATAATATCATCGTGGTAATAATCGTGAGTATCAAATGCCTTCGCTAAGAAACGCGATGTTACATCGTTCGCGATCGTATTACTGATAACTTTCACTTGGTCAAATCTTTCTTGTCCATTATAGAAATTTTCATTCAGCATAATATTGCTAATTAGTGTGCTCTTGCCAGTTTTTACAGGGGATATCATAAGGAGACATGCTCCTCCTCCCGGACCATCCATTTGAGGGAGATGAGGGTGAAGAGGAGGATGAAGAGAAGGTTTCACATCTGGGGCTATTACTGGTAGAACTACAGGAACCTGACTAAATGTCTTTTGTTTTTTTTCCATTTACATTATCATAAGATTTTAGTTTTAGATAACAAAATCTATTTTCTGACATGCTTTAATTTGAGATCCCAGCGTTCATTTTTACGCTGAAATAACTTACAATATTCAGGATATTCATTCGCTAAAAATTCCTTATCTATTTTTTCTGTATCTAAGTTTCGCCCATCTCCATCACAACCTCCGGGACTATAATTTGAGGTTTTAGGAGCGATATGGTTATTTTTCAGGATAAGTCCAT